CCCCACTTGCACTAGTGACTGTGACTGTTGTAGGGTTTCTAATAGTTCCTTCTCTTCCATGTGTTCCATATTCTTCAATTACTTTAGCAAGTATTGGTTTAACAATAGCTTTTTTATACTCTTTTAACTCATCAAGATCTTTTGGAACATCTCTTTTAGGAGCAAAAGCTCTAAGGAAATCAGTTGTAAATACAATATTAATACCATATTCAGCTAATTTTTCAAAGTTTGGTTGCATCTTAGTACGAAGTCTTGCATACTTGCTATCTAAGAAATTTGGATGAACCCAAAATTCAAACATATTACTATCAAAAGTCAATTCTCCTTCAGCTCTATAACAAGCTTCAACAGCATATTCTGACTTTATTACAAACATGTACAAGAAATCTTTAGGGATAATATTATTTAAATAATAACGGCTTTGTCCCGGTTCTGTAGTAGCTAAAAATCCAGATCCTTGTATGAGTCCAGTTCTTGCATAGTACTCTAAAAAAGTACTTATATGGAATATGTTTCTACATAATGAATTACTTCCTATTGAAGTTCTATACAAGGAACTCCAAGGAGTATAAAATAAACCATTGTCTCTTGAGAATACATTACCTACTCCATAATTTATTAGATATTCTTTTCCATAACTTTTAAGCTGCGATGGGCCTAAGCATTGTAGCCCTTTTTTAGTATTAGAATATGAAGTTTCTCCATTTTTCAGGGCTAAAAATGAAAAAGAAAAAACTGGTACGTACTCTAGAAATTTAGGGATTTTTGTATATACATCATTGCTTGAAACAAGATTCCCAAAACTAAATCCATTTTCTGGAATCATAATATTACTCCTTATCAAATTTAAACAGTTGTAAATTAAATTCAGCTTTAAATGGAACTTCTCTATAAGGAACTTTTAGCTTAGAATTACCTATATGATTATTAAATCCTGAAACCATATAAGCAGCTAATAAAGCTCCACAATGAGTAGTGCTTTTATAAGTACAGGGAGCATCTGGTACAGCAGCATCTACAAAGAGAGTCTTTTCATACTCTTCTGTTTTATCAGCTGTAACAAAATAAGCTTGCCCCATTTCAGCACTCATTCTTCCATCTATAAAGATTTTGTTTGGATTAGTATTTTTCTTCCAATTCTCAAACATTATCCTCCTAGCCTCCATATTATCAAAGCAAGAGAACATATACTTAGAGTAGATACTATCTTCTTGATATTTATCATAAGTACTAATTTCTTTACTTTGTCCATAATTACCTAAGAAGTTATCCAAAGCTGTAGTCTTCTGCATACCTTCAGTACTCTCAGGATATAATTGGCCTCCTAAATTAGTAGCATCAACTACATCCATATCAAATAAATGAAGATTACAAGCTTGTCTTGAAAGAAAATATGCTAAATGAGATCCTATACTTCCTACTCCTCCAATAACTACTTCAATTCCCGGTTCAAACCAAATTGCTTCAGAAAATCTAACAGTTCTTGGATTCTTTTCAACTACCTCAGCTACTTCAGGTTGTGAAGTTATCACAGTAGGACTTGGTTCTAATTTCCTCATTCAACCTCCTCCTTATTATTTTCCCAACTGTACAGGCAAAATATATCACCTAAATCAGCTGATGCATCAATTGATCTATACTCAGTCAATTCTAAGACTTCAAAGCATTTAGACATAAGAACAGCATATTCTTCATCATTTATTTCCTTGTTATAGAATTTAACTGCAAAGTTTCTTAATTGCTCTTCAATTTGATCAAAGATAAAAGCACGCTCAAATTCTTTTCTATCACTAGGGTATTTTGCATCAAACTGCTTTAGAGTATACAACAAGCTAGTTGAAGAATACTCCATATCACAACCATTTAATACCTTAGCAATAAATGATGTTATAGTACCACGAGTTAAATCAATACTTGTAATTGATGGTCTTTTAAAAGTCTGGTCAAACAAACTAGGCTGACTAGATCTTGGAAGTTGAGAAGATTGCTTATCCCAATCTTTATCCCAATCTGAAGCACTACGAGTATCTTTTACTTGATAATCATATTTAGCTGGAGTCTTGTATGTATAAGTCTTACGAGCATCAATTAAGGTATCTAAACGCTTTAAAAAGTGCTCATCTTGCTCCATAACAATCTTACAATTCATTGTTACAAGAACCTCTTTAGATTCTTTAGATCCTAATGTCCATTTAAGTCCTTTTAAGCTCTTATTTGCAATAATATCTCTTGGACTAGAGTTTTCATTTGCTACAATAGCAATCTTAGCACAGTATTGTCCTACATGGTTTACAATTAGTGACAAATAGTAAGGATAAAATCCTGCATTATCATGCAATTCTCTTGTATCAGTACCACTAAAGAATGCTTTCATATCATGATGTGTCAATGTTGTTATCGTGGTTTTTTTAATTTCCACTTCTTAAATTTCATAATCTTTCTAAGATTACTTATAGTAAGTTCAGACTATATCATCAACTTAATAATCAAGTTGTTGGGTGCTCGTGGATATATTATATTCTAAATACTTAATATCTAGTTTCAATATCTAGTCGTTGAACCTTCAAAGAGATTTTAATCTCTAAGCTAGGCTGCTGATTGTCCATATTTCAGGGTTTTCCAGCAATTCTCCCAATTTTAGATTCACTACACTTTTAATGAATCATGCCAGTTTTGCAATTCTTTGCATCTGGAAACTCTTGAAAAGCCTCTACAATTCTTCCATCAATAGTAAATTCAGTATAACCTGATGTACCTACATCTAAGATATGAACATACATAGCTTTCATTGTGAAGTTCTCAAGATCTTTAATAGTACCTTGTACTTCTTTAAAGAACACAAATCCAGACCATTCTACATTACCTACTTTTGAGTGAGCAGTAGTAATCTGAGATTGTAATTCTTTTGATATAATCAAAGTGGGAGTATTACTAAATTCTACCTCTGCGTATGTTTTCTCTGGTTTAAATCCAGCAGTTGTTCCTAAATAACTGGTATTCCCAGCTTTGTGTTTATTCTTATTTTTAAATTTGCTCATTATAAGTTTTAGTTAATAACTTTTCTAATTCACTCTTAAGATACTCTACTATTCTTGGTGCTGGTATTAATTTACTAAGATCCTCTTTAACTTCCTTTGTTTCTGGCATTTTGATATAAGGAGTAATAATCTTACCTTTAAATACAAATTTAGTTGCAATTTTATTTAGACTTGTAATAGTATCAGCTGTAACCTTTTGTGGTTGTACTTCAAAGGTAAAACCTCTTATAACTCCTAATATAGTACAAGATTCCCTCACTAAATCGTCAAAAGCTTTATTTTGTCTTACTATCATAAAAGCTGGTTTAAAAGCAGTAATTTTAGGATCAACATCTGAAATATCTACTTCAAGTACATCTAAATATTTATGTAGAACTGTACACATCTTTTCAAAACTTCGTACTCTTTCTATAGTATAATCAATATTAGCTGAAACACTGGAAATAATTTTATCCATGTATCTATAAGGAGCTCCTTCAATAGATTCCCAAGATAGCCAATTCTTATACATGTGTAAGAAATTTCTATAATCCTTATTACTGTATTTTGCTTGAAGTAATGTTCTTAAAGTTGCAATTGGCGTGCTTCCTAAACAAACAGAATTACTATAAGATTGTAATGTTCCACTTGAACTTTGTGAAACATGAGAGTGTACATAACCATAACAATATTCTCCATGAGTTATAGAACCTCTACGAAGTGCTAAATCTGTAATTCTTGCAGTACCAGATGTTTCAACCGCAAAAACTAGTTTAGTATAAAGATCTGTAATTGTGTGCTTTTTGTGTTGTCCATTTACTATGATAATCTCTGGAACATATATAACTAAAGAGAGTAAATTATTAGTTTGAGTAACCTCAATATTTTCTTCTGGGAATACATCCTTAGTGATTTCTATAATATCAGCAAATGTTTGTTCTTGTGGTGTTTTTTTAGGCACTTCCACAACAACTGGAACAGGTACTGGTTCAACTATTACTTCAACAGTCTTTTTAGTAGCTCCTTTTGTTCCTTTTTTAATAACCTCTTTAAGGTCTAATGTGTCTGCCATAAATATAAAATAAAGGGGAGAGCTTTTACACTCTCCCCATTAAAAAATCAATTAAAATTAACTCAAGCCCATTCCTTTAGCTAAAGCTTTAGCTTTCGCAGCATTCATAGCATTCTTGGAAGGTTTACCACTCTTAGGCAATTCAGCGAGATCTTCTGCATCTTCTCCTAAAATATCAGCCACCAAATTTGTAATTTTGGTATGCATCTCTCTTACAGCTGCATCAGAGTATCTAGTACCATTATCACTACCAGCTTTCATTTTGGTAGGATAGATTGCAATAAAATCATCATCTTCTGAGATGATAGCATCTTCTGCAACATACGTACTCTTAGTTGTTCCACCTGCACCAGTGAATTGACCAGCTTCAAATCCCATCTCATCAAGCAATTCTCCAAAGGTTGTACCTTCAAAACGAACTGTTGTTGTTTCATTATTTTGCGAACTATAAACTTCAATACTTCTCATTTTCTAAATTTTTAAATTGTTAATTTGTTATTTGGAGACATAGATTCCTGAACTTTCAGGTCATCACTAAATGTCTCATGTTCAATCCTTTCAGAAAGTAATACACCAATTTCCTGAGTACGTGGAATTCGAGTCCATTCCTTATAATCAAGTCCTTTGTTTATTTCCTTCTCTTTTGCTTCATATAATTCTGGATCTTTGTACAAAACTTTAATAATATCAGCTCCAGCATTAGTTTTACTATACCCATGATATTTAATCAGAGCTTGTTTAAAGTTCTCACTAAATTCAGAGTATCTACTCTCAATAAATTTATCATACTCTCTTTTGTATTCAGCAGGAATCTTAAACAAAAAAATAGTATGATATTTATCTGGCTCATAGCACGAGTCATAATCAGCAAGTCTTCTTAATTGTTGCTCAAAAGCCAGATAGTTTCTATCTGCACTTGCTCTTAACCAAAGAAATAAGCGATCTTGTATTTCTGGATAATCATCATTCCTTAAAAATATACCACGAAAATTAATAAAGGAATCTCTTCCTATATTACAAGACAACCCCAACATTGGTAAAAGATAAGTATAAGTTAGATTAATAACTACTTTTGAATCTTTCATCATCCTCACTCCCATATCCGCCCAATAAAATTACTCTTTACCTAATACTTTATTCTCTTTATCAAGATCTCTGTTTAAAGCAGCCTCAGTAGTAAATTTACTTGGATACCTTGTTTTTAACTTACTGATATTAGTGTCTAAAATAGCTTCCAGATCAAAATTATTAATATCACAAAAATTGATGATATACCACATCAAGTCACCAAGCTCTTCTTTAATATGAGCTTTGTCCAAAGGTTTTTTATAGGCAATAGCCTTTTTATAAATATCATGTAACTCTCCAACCTCTGTACTCATACCAAGTAGCATATGTACATCATCAATCTCATTGTCTCCTAAATCAGGACAAGTTCTTTTCGCTTCCTTCTGATACTCCGTTAAATTCATTCTTCACTTCATTTAAAAAAGGAAGAGGTATTTCTAAATCAGTATGTACTAATTTTACAAGCTTATAAGTCTCGCAAAATCTTAATATACCATCATTTGATCCGTACTTCTTTAAATATTCTGAAAAAACTAAATTCATATTAGTTTCTTCAGGTACATTTTCCTGAAGTATTTTCTTTGCTGCAACAGCTCCCAGCCCCTCTATCCCCACAATATTATCTGTTGAGTCTCCTTTAATCATTTGAGTACATAGATTATAACTCGCAGAATACTCATCTACTCTAAATGATGCATCTTTATGATAGTCATAAAAATCTCCCGGTATTTGTAAACAATCTTTGTCATTAGTACAGTAAATAACTACACATTCTGGGTACTTAATCTTTAAATTAGTACCATGAATAAATATAAGATCATCAGCTTCATACAAATTGGCAGTATATGAAGCTTTATAGTGTGTAACTAAATACTCTTTTATATCATCAAAAAACTTAGGTTTTTCAAGTGCTGTTCTATTTCCTTTATAAGGACGAGTAACTGCAACATTGTACCTAAAGTTTTTACCTACAGTTAAACATAGACAAAAATGAGTAGCATCAACCATTTTGTTAATACCACTAATATAAGTATCTATGTACTTCTTTAAAGAGTTTAAATCTTGTCCATCATACTTCCAGCATATCTTATAAATAATACTGTCTGCATCAATGATGGAAATCTTCATCATCTTTTGATTTTAATACTCCTAAATCTCTATCTAATTCCTCTGTTACCATCTCCATAAAATCAGCATAGATAGAATTCATTTCTAGCCAGTATCTAACCTGCCCATTCCACAACTCCATATCACCCATATCCATTATGATACGCGGTCTTAGGATTCTATCTAAAGAATCAAGTACAATTTCAATTTGAAATCTAAAGTTGAGATCATCATTCTCTTCTAAAGACTTCATAATATCAGTTATACTTACGTGATTTTTTAGACACTCATAAACTTTTAGTTTAAATTCTGGTGTAAATTCCATAATTCATTATTAAATTTTAAAAATTCTTCTTTCATCTGTAAAATAAGCTTTATATAATTTCAAGCGTTCAGCTTTTGACATGTTACTCAATTCTTTGATAGTATATTTATACATCGTCTTTAAAATCTTAGACTGCTCTGAAGCATTTTTATAGCTAAATTGACGACATAATTTTAGAACTCCTTCTGGATGTAATACAGTGCCTATCTTATTATGGGGCAATGAGGCCATTCTTAAATAAACAGAAATATCTTGTAGTACATCTGGCAACGAAACTGATGGAGCTTTATGTCTTACAAATCTCTTATAGGCACTCTCTATTTTACCAATAAATTGATTAATATCTCTGTCTATAATACCTCTACACATACCTGTATCATGATCATGATCTAATACCCAATTCTTTGAGTACTTTCCTAAGATAGGATCATTTCCTCCAAAATGCTCTTTAAGCTTCTTTATATCATTCCGTTTTAAGACTTCCATCAATAATTCCCTTAATTGTTTGTAAATCAGTCATTTTGCTAATTTCAGCTAAATCCTTACCATTAGGCAGATATTGATCTGGTAAGTAAATAGGCTTTAAACCATATAAATCTCTCATATAAGCCATTCCTATATGCCCAGCTTTGTCATTGTCCAGTAAAATGTATACGTCTCTAAAACGCCTAGAAAGTACCTTCATTAATGACTCAGGTGGATAACATCCTTCTCCTTGTAAAGCTACAGTTGGGTATCCCAATTCATCTAAAATACACAATTCTTTCATTCCTTTTGTGATGATTAAAGTATCACCTACCCAAGGAAGCTCATCATAACCCATTAAAATATCTATAGGACTGTTACTAAACCACTTGTCTAATTTCTTAGATCCAAAAGGACGATAAATTTTATAAATGGCATTACCAAATGAAAAGACAAATAATAACTCTTTTGGACTTCTACAAAATTGATACAAATTAAAACCTTTAACAATCCAGTAACATTGTAAAGGACGGACATTAAATTTATCTAATGCTCTTTTTGTAATATGATAATCAGCCCAATATTGTAATTCTTCTTTATTCCAAGGCCCACGCTTAACTTTGATTTTTACAGATTTACCCTCAGATAAATCTACATTCTTATGTAATACTGGTTTGTTATTAGTTAAAGCAAGTGATGGGTAGTTGTATCCAAGGTTAAAATCAGAATTGATATGCTGTAAAGCTTCATAAAAAGTCCAACCATATCTAATGCGCAGGAAAGTAAATAAAGAATATGCTTTTCCAGTACCAAAATCTTTTAATAATATACTATTCGTTCTGGATACAAAGAATCCTGAGCTTGGATTGTCATCTTTACGTAAAGGAGAATTAATCTTTTTTTGAAATTTTATATGTAATCCTGTATAGTAACACCATAAATTATACTCAGAAACTAAAGTAAATAAAGTCTCTAAGGTTAATTTTTCTGTTTTAATTCCTTTCGTTCCTCGCATAAATTAGTTTAAATTAAAAATTGTAGGCTTGACAATCTCACACTTAGCAAGTCTCTATGAATACATTAGTTAACCTAATGCGGCCTGCACCTACTATTTTTAATTAAAAGGGTAAATCATCCTTAGCTACATCAACTGGTGTAGCATCAGCAGTTTGTACAGTAGTACCTACTGCGGAGTAATCATAATTATTAGTTTTGTCAAACTTCAAATGTGATTCTCCTTCCATTTCATTAGCAATAAATCCAAACTTTGGAATATAAAGCTTCTTACCCGGTGCTTTATCAGGACGTTCATATTCTTCAACGACAAGTTTCCACCATGCGTACTTATTCTTGATAATATTACCAATAGTACTCATGTAAGAATCAAAATCAGAATAATCAACTGCATCAATTTGAGCACGAACACCTAATTTATCACCCATAATTGCGATTTGCTTAAAGAAAGATTCCATTGCTTTAGGATCTTCAGTCTTTAGCCATGTACGAGGAAAATAAACTTTTCCAACTTGTCCTTGAGCACCATCAATACCTTCAAAATCAGGTACTGTAACTGGACGTGTTTCCATACTAAACACACACTGTTTAGATCCAGTTTTTGCAGTACGAATTTCTACTGCATTAATTCGCAGATTTTGAATTCCAAACTGAATGTAAGGACTCATTTTTCTGTTATCTGTAGCGACAACTCCTCTTGTTCCACTCATAATATAAAATTTAATTGTTTCTCGTTAAGTTTTGAAGATTAAGCTGCTGGTACAGCTGCAACATTATCAGTAACTTCTGATACTGCTTGGTCTTCAACAAAATTAATTGTTCTTGGTTTAACTCTTAGTGGAGCTAAATTCAGAATCTTACAGGCTGCTTTATACTCTGATAAAGTCAATCCTAATGCTTCAAGCTTGTCTGCTTGCTTTAGCTTCTTGTCGTTATAAATCGCAAGAAACTCTGCTTTGTTTAAATCTACTTTCATATTTATACGTTTGCTGGTACTCTGTTAAATTCATTAATTTTGTCTAACATGAATTGAGCATTATTTGGAATCTCAAGTACATCCCCAAAAATATCAGGAGGACATTTAGCACTTGCATTCTCTAAGAATAGGTGATAAAAATACTCTGGTTTCCTTGTCTTAGGATCAATTTTACTATCAGAATAGAGTACCACAGTAAATTCTTTCTCTACTTGTCCTTCCCATTCTTTAGCTTTAACCTTAACTCTCTTCTCCATGTTACCTTCAATACCCAAGATTTCATAATGCGCTGCAATAAATGCATGCTTAGGAACTCTCTTAAGTAAATCAGTTAATTTACCAATTTCCTCATTGTACATACTCCAGATTTCAAAATTCTTTTTAGTCTTCCGAGCTTCAAAAAGAACATTATCCATGTATGCACTAAAGCTATCTAAAACAATACATGTGATTTCAGGATTCTTCCCAAACTCAATTATTGCTTTATAAGCATCAGGATAATTTGGTGCTTTAACGTAATGTTTAAAATTGTTTTTAAACGGCAACGGTTTATTTTCAACATTGATAAACCCTGTTGTATTTGGATCTAAATCACGGAATGTATAAGTTTTTCCCTTCCCACTCATCCCAACCAATAAAACTTTGTAATAATCCATAATTTTTAATTTATTTGTTTAAACTCCTGTTGATTCGGCTTGTACTTTAGGAATCATTTCCTGATACTTAGTTACAGGCTGTACTTCATTAATTTTAAAAGCGTTTTGAAAAGCTTCATTCATATCAAAAATAGTTTGATTAAACTCTTTTAATGTACCCTCTCCAGTTAATTCTGCAACCCTCAATTCAAAGATATGTCCCACAGCCTCTTGTAAATTAGGAGCTCTGTGTACAATCTTTGTAGGTTTCCCATCTTCATATACATTGTATGACTTAAAAGCCACTTCAACATACCATCTTCCTAAAACTGAATCTTTAATTGTCATTTTTTCTTTTTTAATATTTTGTAATGTTTATTCCTGTCATCTACACCTTTATTAAGATGTATATTCTCTCTTAACATCATTAAACTAGCAATGGCATGATCTATATGATGATTTCCTGACTCATCATCTATATCTTTACTTATTAACCAGTCTGCAAGATGTCTTTGGCAAGCATCATAATATCTTAGCCACTCAAGCCCATTTGTATAATTAAACTTCCCATACTTCTTCTGCCCATAATTAAAAGCTTTTGTAACTGATCTTAAAGTAAGAACAGGTAAATCACTATATTGAGCTTTTCCCTCATCGTGTTTAATTGTTTTAGGCATAATCCTCATAATTGATCACATCTGGCTTTGGAAGCTCTTTAAATACATTTGCAGCACCATTAAAATATAGTGGAACATAAGCATTAGCCAAACCATAATTGCGATCTTTTAAAAACTTTAAAAATCTAACTTTATCTCCAAGCTTTGTAATATCATACCCCCGATATTTTTTCAAATTGTAACGAGCTGGAGCAAATAAACCAAGTACTAAATCAGCTTCTCTTTGAGTTGTTTTATTATCTGCTAATCCATTTAAACTAGGTTCTAATTTCTGTTCAATAGTTTCTCCGTTATGAAATTCCTGCCTTTCAGTTTCAGCTGCTTGCTGTTGAACATTAATTACAACACATTTAAATCTCTTGCAGAATTGTTTTAAACAATATTCTTTAGAAAATAAACTCATTGCTTCATGTAAAGTACTTCCTTTTTCTGGTAATAATAAACTAACATGATCTGTTACAACAAATGGATAAAAATCAGGATCATTATGATGATACCCAATAATATGAGTTTCACCATTTCTAATTTCAGTTATATTATGACCTATTTCAGGTTGCATGAAGAACTCCCTGACATGCTTATAAATACCAAATGGATTACTTACGTGATCTATGACATCTATATAATTCTCCATATCTTCAAT